GGAATTGGCGTTGTTGCGTCAGGAAATGGAGGAGCGGTTCCAGAACATCGAATTAAAACACACGCGCGCGCTGGGTGAGTTGCACGAGAAGATCAACCACGTGGCCGCCGATGTCGCGTTCATCCGGGGAAAACTATCAAATAAAGAATAACATGAAACGTCACGAACTCATTCGCAGGGAGATATTGATGCAGGTTTACGCGATGCGGCCTGTTTCATTGACGGCCGGCCGGATTTCGCGCGACGCGATCAAGGCGGGTTACGATTATTCGGAAACGGAGGTCGCGCAGGAAATTGATTTTCTGGCGGGGGACAAACTGGTTGAGGAAATGCCGATGCCGGGAAGTTCGCAACGGTTTTACAAAATCACGTCCGCCGGTATCCGGCATTACGAACAAAATTTCCAGGCATGAACGTCACCGCCACAGTTGACAATCGCCGCACGGGCAAGATCGCCCGATTGCCGCATGATTTGCGCCTGCAGGTCAACGGCTGGTTGCTCGACGGCGTGGCGTCCAGAGAAATCATCAAGCGGTTGGTGGACGCCGGTGTGGACGGTGTCAATGAAGTCAACATAACGAACTGGTATCAGGGCGGTTTTCAGGAATGGCTTTCCAATCAGGATAAAATTTCCGCGCTTCAAACGCGGCGCGAGGCGGCGCTGGAAATGGTCAAGGAGTTGAAGCGCGACGGGACGGTGACGCTGGCCGATGCCAATGAGTTGACACTGGCCGCGATGGTCAACGAGGCGTTGGAGGATTTTGACCCGGAGCTTCTCAAACAACTCATGGCCGAGGAGCCGAAGCAGTTTTTTCAGCTTGCGATGGCGATCAACCGCCAGTCCAACGAACAGCGTAAACGCGAGGCGGTGGAGTTGGATTATCAGAAATACCGCGACACGGTCGAGGCCGCGAAGAAGGAAATCCAGGACGCAATGGATAAAGCGGAGAAAAAAGGCGGCATCACAAAGGAGACGCGCGACAAGATTGACGCGGCGACAAAATTACTGTGAGAAAGGTTTTAAAAAATTTACCCGGACTCGGCACCGGAAGTAAACCGCAAGCCAAGAGTGCGGATGGCAAGGTTAGACCAACACCTATGGAGTCTCGCGCGCCCGAGATGCCAATATTGGCAGGCGCAAAAAATTTAACCGCAAAGAACGCAGAGAGCGCAAAGAAATTTCAAGGCAAAGCAAAAGTCATTCCGGGTGAAGAGTTGTTTTTGCCGTATCAAAAAAAGTGGGTGCTTGACAATTCGCGGTTGAAGATCGCGGAGAAGTCGCGGCAGATCGGGTGGACGTGGGCGACAGCGTGCCGGTTGATGCGCGAGAAATCGCTGGTGGATGCTCGAGAGGACGCGTGGATTTCAAGTCGCGACGACATGCAGGCACGGTTGTTTCTTGAGGACTGCAAACGCTTTGCAGACCTTTACCAACTGGCATCGCGGGATTTTGGGGTGGAAGTTTTGGAAGACGGCAAAAGCACGGCTTACCCGCTCGCCTTTGCCAATGGATTGCGGATTCATTCCATGTCAAGCAATCCCGACGCGCAGGCGGGCAAGCGGGGCGACCGTATTCTTGACGAGTTTGCGTTGCATCCCGATCCGCGCAAACTTTACAGCATCGCGTATCCTGGCATTTCGTGGGGCGGCTCGCTTGAAATTTTCTCAACGCATCGCGGGTCGGCCAACTTTTTCAACGAGTTGATTCAGGAGATCAAACACAAGGGCAACCCGAAAGGTTTTAGTTTACACACGGTCACGTTGCAAGACGCGCTTGACCAGGGTTTTCTTTACAAGTTGCAAAGCAAACTGCCCGAAAGCGATCCACGCCAGCAAATGGACGAGGCGGATTACTTCAATATGGTCAGGTCGGGGTGCGCGGATGAAGAGTCGTTTTTGCAGGAATACATGTGTCAGCCGTCGGATGAAAATTCGGCGTTCCTGAGTTACGATTTGATTGCCAGTTGCGAATACAAGCAGGGCGAATGGGAGACCGCGCAAACACTCAGCGGCGAACTTTACGTCGGCGTGGACGTGGGGCGTGATCAGGACTTGACAGTGATTTGGGTTGTCGAACGGTTGGGCGGGGTTTTCTTCACCCGAAATATCGTGACGATGAAAGGGCAAGCCTTCGTCGCTCAGGAAGACGCGCTTTACGAATTGCTCAAACTTCCCAACGTTCGCCGCTGTTGCATTGACCAGACGGGGCTTGGCCGCCAATTCGCCGAACGCGCCCAGGAGCGGTTTGGTACCTACAAGGTCGAGGGTGTTCAATTTACCGGGGCGGTCAAGGAAGAGCTGGCATATCCTGTCCGCGCGGCATTCGAGGACAAGAATATCCGCATTCCCAACGACCCGCTGATTCGTTCCGATTTGCGGGCGATTAAAAAGGAAACGACGGCGAGCGGGAATATCCGTTTCACCGCCGATCGCGGCAAGAACGGGCACAGCGACCGGTTTTGGGCGTTGGCGTTGGCGTTGCACGCCGGAAAAAATAACTTCCAACCAAAGGCTTACGTTTTATGAAAAATGGAAACCGCCTAATTTCGTTTATAGCGCGTCCTGATGGTCGGATAGGGATATTGCCGCATTTGGCAAACAGACCCCATTGCAATCGCTCAATAGGCCATTGCAATTTGATTTTAGCAAATCGGTTTGTTTTGGGTGATGCCAAAAAACGGGAAGGAGGCGCGATTTGAAGCTTTCTGACGAGATTTTTTTGACCAATTTCACTTTGAGTTTGCGCAACAAGCCAGTTGAGCAACAATCCGCCAGCGTTGAGAAAAAATCCTACAGCCTGGCCGATTTTGTTTCGGGCGTTCCCGATACGGAAAACAGCGGGGCGCAATTAAAATCACCGTACGCGCAATCGGCGTGGGTTTACATTGCGGTGTCCGTGTTGGCCGAGACGGTGACGGGCATTCCATTTCGCATTTCGCGGTTGTCAGGCAACCAGGCGCGGCATGTGCGGGAGTTGCGCGGGTCGGCGCATCATCAAGCCGCGCTGAGCCGGTCGCTGAATGAAAACATCATCGAGTCGGGCGACGTGGTTGATCTTTTCAACGATCCGCATCCCACGATGCACAAGCTGTTGTTTTGGGAACAACTCGTCACTTGGGCGCAGTTGCGCGGGGAGTTTTTTATCCTTCCCCTGGACGAAAACGACAATGTGGTTGACTTGAAAGACCGCCATCCGCGTGTGCGCCGGATGTTGACATTGGCGCCGGATTTATTTTGGCACATGGTGATCGGTTATAAGTTGGAAGGCTGGCGTTACACCGGTTCGCCGTTATTGACTCCTGTTCCAAGTGAAATGCTCCTGCCGAGCGAAGTGGTTCATTGGCGCAACACAAACCTTTATCTTTACTGGCGCGGGATGTCGCCGTTGACAGCGGCGCGTGTGGCGATTGACAGCGATTTTGCCGCCGAGATGTTCCAAAAAGGGTTGCTGATGAACAACGCCGACACCGGCTTGATCGTCAGTTCGCCCACGACATTGAACGACGAGCAACGCGAGCAAATTCTTCAGGCGTTGCGCGAACGCCAGCGCAAGTCGGGCACGACCAACCGCCCGATTTTTTTGAATGGGGATTTCAAAATTGAAAAGCCGACCATCTCCAACGTTGACATGCAATTTCTCGAAACGCGCAAGTTTTTGCGGCAGGAGATCGGCGCGATTTTCAAAGTGCCGGAGTCGATCATGGGATTCAGCGAGGCCAAGTCCTCATCACTCTCTGGCGGCGGGCAGGCGTTGGACACGGAGAAGTTGACTTTCGTCCAAAACATCGTGTCAACAACCTGCCACCGGATTGAGGACGCCGTTGACCCCATCATCAAAACGTTCGGCGAAGATTTGGTCGGCTGGTTTGATATTGACAGCCTGCCCGTGATGCAGGAATCCCGCCGCGCCCGTCTTGACGCGGCGTCCAAGGCGTGGAGCATGGGCGTGCCGCTGAACACGCTCAACAAGGTTTACGACCTCGGCTTTCCGATCATCGCGGGCGGCGACAAAGGATATTTGCCATTCAGTGTGCAACCCGCCGACGCCATGCAACAACCCGGCGCCGATCAGCCGCCCAGTGAGGATGTGCCCGGCGACGAAAGCAACAAAGAGCCTGAAACCGGCGACGATTTTGAAAAGGCGCAAAAGTTTTTGACAAGGTTGAAAGCGCCACCGCAAAACCACACGGGCAAACTGTGGGAACGCCACATGCGGGCGCGAAAGAAAACCGTCGATCTCTTTCAGTCAAAAGTTTCCAAAGTCATCGTGGAGTTCCGCGCCAAAACGCTGGCCAAGCTTGACGAAGTACATTTAAAAACTTTCCCCGATGTCACCACTCGTAGTTTGGTTGACATTATTTTCGACGCGCACTTATTTGGCGTATCCGTCAAGAATATTTTAACCGGCCCCATTGCCGCCGCGTTGCAACAATCCAGCGATGAAGTCCGGCAGGAAATCGGGCTGGATGATCCCTGGAAATATCCACCCAAGGATGTCGCCGAGTTTTTATTGTCACGCGAGCAACCGATCATGGAGACCGGACAAACCGTGCGCGGGCAGATCAACACGACGTTGCAGGAAGGCATTGACGCGGGCGAAACGCACGAACAGCTGGCCGCGCGCGTGAAATCCGTTTTCAACCGCCTTGTCAACGGCGGTCCTGGCATGACGACGCCACAGGCGCGGCGCGTCGCGCAGACCGAAGTCAACATGGCTTACAATTCCGCGCGGCACACGTCACTGCAACATTCGGGTATCAAATATAAATCATGGCTTTCCAGTCACGGCCCAACTGTCCGCGCCGGTCACGCGCTGGCCGAGGAGGAAACGATTGACGCGCCAATCCCGCTGGACGAACCGTTTCAAGTCGAAAGCCCCGAAGGCGCAGTGGAGCAAATGATGTTCCCTGGCGACGACAGCCTGGGCGCGTCTGCCGGAAACATCATCAACTGCCATTGCGTCAACCTCGCCGCGCAAAAAACCGACGAGGACGAAAAGAGCGTCACCTTTCACATCTACGGCATAGGCAAACGAACATTTCAAAAGGAACACACATGCAACTAACAGAAAAAGAATTTGGAAAACGACTGGTCACATTGAACACCGGCAAGCTTGGCTTGCGTGGTGGTTTACGCATGACCGTCAAGGAAGTGGACGGCGACGAGGATGAACCCGTTTTGGATTTCATCGCGTCAGACAATTCGCTTGACCGCTACAATGAAGTCATCGATCAGAACGGATGGATGCTTGACAATTTCCGCGCCAACCCCGTCATCCCCGACAGTCACGACTATTCCAGCGTCGCGCGCATTTTAGGACGCGCATTGAGCATGAACGTCGTGGACGGCAGGTTGGTGGATCGCGTTGAATTTTGCATGGACAATCCGCTGGGCGCGATGGCCTACAAAATGGCCAAGGGTGGATTCATCAAGTCGCAATCCGTCGGATTTATGCCGTTGGAATGGGAAAATGGCGTTGGCAAAGACCAACCCGCACGCATCTACACAAAACAAGAACTTTTGGAAATTTCACTCGTGGCCATCCCCGCCAATCCCGGAGCGACCGTCGGCTTGGCGCTCAAATCCGGTGCGATTGAGCGCGGGGATTTGCGCGAGGCTTACGAGTTCCTGAAACAATTTTGCAACGAACCGGCGATTGGCGGACACGACACCGGCGCACTGGCGTCCGCGAATAACGATGCGCAACTGTTGCAGCTCGCCCGTTCCATCAGCGAAGTGCTGAAGGGAACATAAACCGAACCAGAACGAGCCTGATTCACAATTGAAACTATATATTTATGACAGAGACTGAAAATGCAGAATTTAAGAAAATTCTGACCAACATTGAGAAGGGAGTTTCCCTTCATGCAATCGAAATCAATGAACTGAAAAAGTTGCCCGCGCAACTCGAAGCCGAGCAAAAACGCAACGACGAGTTGCGTAACGACGTGAAAGCGTTGCGCAAACGCGCGGCGTCGGCCACGAGTGAAACGGGATTGCGCTGGGTGAAAGGCGTTCCGTTCATTTCCGATCACGCGGCCAAGGCGCTGGCATCGCACGTCGTTCTCGAAATCAA